CAAGCTTTGTAATCTGTGAGCATTTGTCACACTGCTCTACTTTGTACTCAGCAACCACTTCGCCATTGCAAAGCAACTTGCACATCATTGTTTTGACGTCGATCATCTCCATGTAATCGCTCATAAATGCAACCTGTCCTCACACTTTTTACAAAACCAAACAACCAAACCGTCCTCTCGGTCGTATTCGTTGACTTGGCTGAAATCGTCGCATTGCGTGCAATTCTCTACGCCGCCGTATCCACTGAAACTGTAAATCTTGCCGTCGGTTGCTTTGTAAATGTCTTTTGGGTTTATCATGGCAAACGCACCACCCATTGCCCTGTGCTGCCTAATTGATACCAAACAGGCTCACACTGATTTGCTTTAGCTTTCTCCGTGCAGAAATACCCGCCCCAAGCTTTACCAGTTTTGGCTGACTCGCCTGTTTTCCAGACGCGTGTGCCATGGTCGCAGCGTGGCTTTTCCTCGACCAGTTGACCGCCCAATTGGTTTGCGATCTCGTCAATTGATGAACCCAGCGACGGTATACCAGATTGCTCAGCTTCTGCTGCTGTGGCGTAACTAGGCACGTCGCCGTGCTTTGTTGTCCAATAGTCATAATCAGCCTTGACATCAGCTGTGGCAACCTTTGTTGATAGCTTCTCGACCTGTTCCATTGTTTCGCGAGTTGCCTTTTCTGTCCCGCCCATGACCAACGCCATGACGCGCATAAGAGCTGAGGTCGTAGTGTCCTCGACATACCAGCGTTTCATGTTTGGGTTGTAAGCTGCAATAAAGCCGTATGCATAATCAATGCCTGCTGGCTCGATCTCTGTCTGATTGCGCCAAGCTTTAGCCTGTACGAGTATGTAGCCTTTTTCAGCATTGAACTCGACAATGTGTGCCTGCAAACGACCCTCTGGGTAAGTTAAATTCCAGCGGTCTGTGCGCTCTTTATTGCCCTCGTAGTTATCAAGAAATGCCATTAGTCAGCCACCTTGTTTGAGATGTGACGGCTAATCGCCTTACGACGTGCCATGCCTTCTCGCTTGCCTTCCTTAAAGCCTTTGGCATAACCAGCTGCACCGCCAAGCACCATAAGAAAGATTACGCCAACCAAACGACCCAAAGTCTCTGGGTCTAATAGATCAAGTACCATTTAGAATTCTCCCGATTTCTAGGCGGTAAGTGTTACCACCTGAACTCAGGGTGACGCATCATCGGCGCGCGGTCAAGAACCTTGCGTGTTTGTCGGCGTGTCCTGTGGCTTTTGCTTAGATTTGAGTCCATTGCCAGCCAGCACACCGCCTAGCGAGCCTGTAAGAAAGATCGCAAGTGTTTTAAGCAAGTCAATAAATGCAGCGTCATTGGGTGCTTGTGCCCCAATTGGCTGTGTGACAAAGATCAGTGCATAGGTAATGCCAACGGTTACAACCAAAAACACCGCAGCTAGTGTTGCCCCAATAATCAGGATTAGCTGTGCGTGTATTTCCTCTGGTGATTTGCGACGTGCTGGCTTATCACGGGTCAATGCCAAGTAGGTCGTCAGTGCATGTTCCAGTTGGGAGGCATTGCGGTTTCTGACACTCCGCTTTTGACCAGTTGTCGAATTCTTGACACTCATAGCGCGTCCAGCCTTGATACCCGCAAGCGGACAGGATTAGTGCAAGTGCCCAAACCAACCCTGCCGCCGCAAGTTTCTGGCTACTTCCCCAAGTTGCCAAAACTTTTGTCATTTGGATTAAGCCAGCGCAAGATCACTGGCGCAACAGCTGCTGCACCTGCCATTGCCAATGTCTTTGGGTCAGTCACGCCTGCCATGTATAGGGCAAGTGCAGCTGCTAGAAATGAGCGCGCCCATGAGGCTGCTACGGCTTTTGCTTGTTCCATTTTTTGCTCTCCTTTTTGACTGCGGCTGCTTTTGCAGCTGGTGCATCTACCTGTGGAAATTCGCCCTTGTATGGCACAAATTTAGGTATGCCAAAACCGACGATCTCCTTGCCCTCTCCATACGATCTGACCTTGACCATAACCATGCCACCATTGCGTTGATCGCCTGTCCCAGACGTATTGCCTTCAATGGTCAAACAAGTCTTTGTGTCAATGAGTCCTACAACAATGCCAATGTGTGAAATGCGATCTACGCCGTCATGTGGAAAGTCCATGAAAGCCAAGTAGCCAAGCTGAGGCATAGTTGACCAGCGTTGCATTTCCTTAAATTTATGTGCGCCAACAGCTGTGCCGACAACGCTGTGCATTTTGACACCAGCTTGATCTGCACACCAATTGACAAATGAACCGCACCACGGCAAACCGTCTGCCTTTGTAAATTTGCCATACTTTGTAAGGTTGTCGCCTTCCTCAACCGTACCAACCTCAGCTGCCGCGACCTCAATTAGTCGGGCATTTGTGCCTTGTGGATAACTCATGGCGCGATTGGAAACTCTGCGTCGTCGGCTTTTCCACCTTGTGCTGGTAGATCGCGCAATGCTTGGCGATAAGTTGCCCACGCCACTTTGTCAGTCGGCGCATCTGTGTGCATTGTCCAGTCGGATTTGGCTAATTCGGCATTTCGCCACAATTTGATTTGTTCCCATTTTTGCTCATTTGTTGCATCTGGAAAACTTGGATTGAATTGAAATGTCATTTTATGCCGCCTCATAAGTAAATTGAAAGTTTATTTCGTCACTCGTTGTCCAAGTAAAAGGAACAGCAGAACCCACATCAGAAAAATTAGCATAAGTACCGCTTGCATTTATTGCTTTCAAGCTTATAAAAGAATAAGCACCTTGTTCAAGTAAGGCAATACCAGCAAAAAAACCAGCACCAGCATCAGTATAAGCACCAGTGAAAGCAGCTCTATCGTATTTTGCCTCAACAGGTAATGAAAAATTAGGATTACCGCTTACGGACGTTGTTGAACCAATAACAATGTTAAAATCAACGGTAACCGTTTTGCCAATTTGTGAATAACGATAATTTGCTGTGCCATTGCCTATTGTAAAATTGCCGATTGTTGGTGACCATGTTTGCCACGGGAATTGATCTGTTGCGGTTGTCCATTTTAAACCAGTGCTTTCTGCTGAATTGGCAACAAGCATTGTGCCATTTGCGCCCACTGCTAAACGTGCTGGTGTATCAGCCGCGGTTGCGCCAATTAAGTCACCCTTAGCGTCAACAATTGCGTTTTGGATTGCGTTTGTATCATCAGTTGTGACCCATGTGAAATCCATGTTTGTGTTGCTTGCCTTAGATAGCACTTGACCTGTTGTGCCACCTTTAAGATCAACCAATGTGGTGTCAACAGCTTGCCCAAAGACCTCAAAGTCTGCTGGTAAGTCTGTGACTAAATCGGTTGAGGTTGGCATTTGCCAGCCAAAGTTTGTTGTTGGGTTTGCCATGTTGTCTCCTTATCAGACCACTATTGTCGCACGCGCCCAGTCGAGTGTTGGCGACACGCCCGACCAAGTAAATGCAGCTGAGATTTCGTCCCATTGCAAAGCCTGCAATGAGTAAGCCACTGGTGAAATGTTAAGAGTGATCGAGAGTTGGTTGTACGACGCCTGAAACGACCAGCCTTCGACAAAGCCTTGAAAGATGCCGCCCATGTTCGCTGGTAGATCGTTGATCGCCACTGCCTCGCCCATGAATACGCCTATGAGGTTGTCACGATCGCTGTTGTCTAGCTCTGGGTTTGTCAGGTCAAATGTGATCTCGCTAAAGATTGCCTGCGGTGTTTTGCGCAGGTCTAAGTAGAAATTTGCCTGCTGTGTTGCGTCAGCTGCATTGTGCAAGGTTGTTGAAATAATTTGGGAAAGCGTGCCGTACTGCAAAATTGAGGCAGCGTCGCTTGCGCTTTGTTCATGTTGGCTTTGATTGCCGTATTGAATTGTTACGTTGTTTCGTACGTCGCCAGCTCGCGTTTCAATGCGCAGACCTGCCGCACGCGCTTGGTTTGCCGTGAGTTGAACGTAGCCATTGTTTGACAAGTATTGGCTGCGGTGAGTTGCATCAGCGTATGAGATGCGACCAAATGCGTCCTCGTAAATGTAGCCAAGACCTGACGTTGCAAGCTTTGATACCAAAGAATAAACGTCTGTGCGTTCACTAGACCTAGCAGCTAACTCATAATCACCAGGGCGGTCGATCTCACCCAGCCCAACGTTTTCTGCTGTTGCCCATGTTGTCGTTGGGTCGTACGTTGCCCACGTCAAAGCTGCTGGGACTTCTGCCCAAGTATTAAGCAATAGGTCTGACAAAATTTCCCAGATTTGATCGCCGTCAAAATCTTTAGACAGCACGCCATTTGTCAACGCCTTTGGCAAACGAGACAACGCGCCAAGTGCTGTGATGCTGTATGTCTGGGTGAACATTGTGCTGCCTACGTCGCGCACCTCAACGGCAATGTCAACGACTGTGCCACCAAAGATTGGGACGTATGAGCTTGATGTGTCCTGCACCTGCACTGAAATGCTGCTGTTAATGTTGACAGGTATTGTTGCTTGATTGACGTCTAGCAGCTGCAAATTGACGTATCCTGCCTGCGCCTGCTCGTAAATGTTTGTGCGACCTGACCTGATTGTTAGGTTAGCCAAAACCGCGTTTGTGTATGAAACGCCGTCGATCTCTACCAGCCAAACTGGCGTCCACTGGGTCATGCTATTTGCAGGTTACTTGCGCCGCCTGTGCCGCGATAGTAGCTGTTGTTTAATGTGTCAACGATTGTGCGTGCTGTGCCTTCCTTATCAAACGCCCCAGTCACGGTCAGGTTGATTGTTGTACCTAAACCAAGACGCTCAGAATTTGCTCTATCTGACAACCCGCGAGACTCAGCTGAACCTATGAAACCAGTCGTCGCAGCGGCAGCGGTTGCAGCCACTTTTGCAGCTGTTGAAACACCGCCACCGCCTGACGTGGTCGTTGCGCCACCGCCTGACGGTGCTGAAATTTTTGGAATAGTCGTCGCTGTTGTTGGCACTGTTGGTGTCTTAATTGTTGGCACACTAACCGTTGGTGTTGAAATCTTGCTGACGTTTGGTAAAAACGGTATTGCGTTATAGGCAGAAATTAAAGCATTGATACCTGCAACCGCGCCTGAAATTAAACCGTTAAGAATTTTGACAACACCAGCAATGACGTCAATAACGCCGCCTGCGATCTTGCCTGCAACCTGTAATGCACCGCCTAAAACCGTGCCTATAACTGGTGCAACATAGGTTGCGATCAATGCGCCAAATTCCTTGAAAGTGTCAAGATTGTCACCGATTGCATCTCGAACATACCCAAACGCTTTAATCATGCCATTGATGATTGGCGTAAATACGCTAGTGATGATGTTGCCAAGTGTTGTGATAACACCACCAAGACCATTGCCGTTGAGGCTAAAAGCACCGCTAAATGCGTTAATGATTGGCAAAGCATTGTTGTTGATAAAACCCATAAGCTTTTCAAGGATTGGCAACAGCGCAAAGCCAATTGTTTCTTTAGCCTCATCAAATGCAATTTGCATGCGAGCAAT